AAAGGATATAATAATAACCAATGTTTTTATATCTAAAGTGAGTTCTGTATTTTCGGTTATGCTTTTGCTCATTGTTATTTTAGAATTTTAAAGCATCGTAACTTAAACCAAAGAAAGCGTGTACACCATCTCCATCGATGTCTACTGCTTTACCAGCCCATCCATAAGGATGACTAACTGTTCCATCTTCGTCAGCTTCTAATCCATTCCATAGAACATCAACGTGCCAATCTTCCGATAGTACTGCTTCTGTTTCTATCTCTCCATCTTCGCCAATTACTGCTGCGGTTAGTACGATGTTTCCTAAATGTACGATTGTGTGCTTGTGAGTTGGATATTCGTTTCCATCCTCGTCTGTTTCTATACCTAATGCATTTATCTTTAAAATTGCGGCATCTCTACTATCGAACTGATATTTTCCTAATTTAATCATAATTTAATTTATTTACTCTTGTTAGTTTAATGTGTGTATTTGTTACTCTTGTTAAATTGTTGTTAATGCAGCTAATTCGCTATTTGATAATCTTGTGTTAAAAAGTTTTGTTTGATTGTAATTATGAGAACCTACGTTTGTATATGACAAATCAAGTTTATTTGTTGTTGGAACAGTTGCAGAAGTATCAGTGCCAACTAATGAACCGTCTACATAAAGAATGTAATCATTTAGTTTGTATGCAATTGCAATTTTATGAACACCAGAAGTAAAACCATAGTTATTGTCATTAATATTTGCAACAAGAGAACCGCTATTTCTTGCTGTTGATTGTATTCTACCAGTTGGATAAATTACAAATGATATTGTGTTTGATGTTGTTCCATCAGAAATTATAAAACCAATAAAACCTCCAACACTTTCAATACTTGATATATTAACTTCAGCAAATACAGTCCCCTCTGTTTGCCCTATAACACCATCTGGTACAGTTTGACTTGAACTATCTGCAACCCTCGTTACACCATTTGCTTGTCCAGATGTAGGAATATACGATGTAGCGTAACTGCCTTGTTCTAATTGTGCGCCCCAAGAATAACCACCATCCGAACTATTACCTAAAAATACTGGCAATCCATTTGAATTAGTATAATCCGATGATGCATTTGATAACGACATTCTCACTTCTCCGCTTGTATGAATAATTGAAACAGATAATCTATACCACCCATTCCCATAATCTTCTATTTTATAAGATGTACCAGTTGGAGAACCTACTGTTGACGTTTGTAAGTGAGTTCCATTATCTAAATTTATATATACACCAATTCTATTAGCATAACTATCTACACTCATTCTAATTGCCCCTACATTAAATTCTCCTTTCTTAAAAAAACAAGAACCAGTATAACTTCCAGAAGATGCAGAAGATACAGTATATTCTCTGTAATGTGTATTACTTACAGATGTTGCAATTAATTTATGTGCTTCATTATTTCCATCTGGAGCATTTATTGTCGAACCATCGATAACCCTTGTACCAGACCAACTACCAACAAAAAAGTTAGAAGAATTGTCTAAAACATTTGTCCTACTCGGTTCAAGTTTTAAAGCACCTTTAGTATTATCCTTAAAGTCAATTCTTGGTTCTCCACTACCAACTGTTTCGATTAAACCATCTTTGTTTACAACAGTACCACTTGATGCTCTACTGAATGAAAAAGCTAATGGCTTGTAATTAGAGTTTAAATCGTTATAGGCAAGGATAGTATCTTTACCAGTTGCCCATTGTCCGTTACCCAGTTTAAGTGTATTACTCATTGTGTATAATATTTAAGTTTAATTCTTTTACCATTGATTCCCAAGTTCTGTAAGATGTAAGCGTTTCCAATTCAAGGTCTGTCAAAACTTCATCATAGTATGCAATTTCTTTTGTTTTACCGTAGAAATCTGAACCACTACCTAAATCAAAAGCTATTGAATTTAATCCACTTAAAGATAAAGCATCCGTTCTTGTTGCCACTTCAAAACCATTAAACCAAAATGCACTATTTCCAGATTTGTATTTAAAAGCAATTTTATTATTTAACGTAATATCTGTGTTTATTGTAATACTACCAGAAAGACCGTTGTAAAATCCTCTTAAATTATTGTTACTATCAAAGAATATATTAACTCTATTTGAAACACCTCCATCTGATAATGAAATATATCTATTTGTACCATCATCAGACAACGCAGCAGTATCAACAAACAATACTCCTTCACTATCATTAAAAACTTCCGAGTTTCCAGAACCACTTGCAGTTTCTTGCACTCGAGTTTGGATTGAACCTTGTGTTGGGATATATGAAGATGCTGCTGAATTATTTTCTGCTTGTGCTCCGTAGATTAAAATATCAGCATTATTAGAAGTTCCGTAAGTACCTCTTAAAATTAGTTGTAAAAAAATTTGATTGGTTTGATTATTTAATTCAAACTTTTGCCATTTAGGGGTTACGTTACAAACAACAAAGTTAGACCCTCTTAAAGCAATATCATAATTATTACTATCGTTGCTTTTAATCCATATAGATAAACTTGCTGTTGATATACTACTATAAGTTGTTTGAAGAAAAGTAAAATCACTTAAAGTAGTTCCCACACCATTATCAAATTGTACTCTTGTTGCATTTTGCGTTCCGTCTGGCGATATTGCATAGTCAGAAGTTACGATTGGTGTAATTCCAGTTCCACTTGATGATTTATACCAAATACTTTGAGTAAAATCTTCCGAATAAGTAATTGAATTTGTAGCTGCCTTCTCCAAAAGAAATACACCATCTTCGCTATCTGTATAATCTATTCTTGGTCTGTCGTTTTCTACAACCTCAATTAAACCTTCTTTGTTTACTCTTGTACCTTTACCAAAACCAGTATATGTAAATGGTAATGGTTTAAAAGCATTATTGGTGTCTGAATAAGCAAGAGTTGAACCCTTTTTAGTTGCCCACGTTCCTTTACCGAATTTTAAAGTTTGTGCCATATCTATTCTATTGTGTATAATTGTGCTTCAGCCATCTCTTGAAAAGATACCCAAGACGTTAGTTGTTCTAAATCTATATCTGCTGTGTCAAAGTATTGTATTTGTTTGGTTTTAGAATACAAAGGTTCTCCAATAGTATTATCAAAACGCAATGTGTTTAAATTAGTTGGCATTGTTGCATTTGTATCTATTGCTTTTAAAAATCCATTAACGTACAATTTAACTTCATTTAATTTATATGAAACTAATATTTTATTATTGTTTTTAATATCCGTAGTTAAATCATATAATTGTGCTTGATTTGTGAAATCTATTCTAATCACGTTTGTACTCGTAAGAATAAAACTTATTAAGTTTGAAGTTGAACCATCACTTAAAGAGAAATTTCTAAAGTTACTACTATCCGCTAAAGCAGCAGTTTCTAACATCAAAACACCCTCACTATTATTAAAAGTAGCTGCATCTCCAGAACCATTAGCAGTTTCAGCTGAACGAGTAACGGCTGCCGATGTGGTTTTGATATAACTTGTAGGATAAGAACTTTCTTCTAATTGTGCTCCCCAAATGTAAACACCGCTTGTTCCATCTCCTTGAAATGATATATTTCTATCAGAATATTTATTTGCATAAATCCTATACGATAAACTTGTTGAAGAAGATGTTGCGTTTAATCCGCATCTATACCATCCGTTTCCATAATTTTCTATAAAAGCGTTACTTCCAAAAATAACAACTCCATTTTCTAAATCCCAACTATAAGCACCACCTAAAGCAGATAAGTAAGTGGAAACAAAATTATACTCTCCTTTTTTAGCAAAAAAACTATAAGAATAATCAGTTAAGTTGCTTATTGATACAGTTTTTCTTATGTAATGATTTGGTGTATTATCTGTGTTAGGAATCAATTTATCAGCATTTAAAGTACCATTTAAAGATAAAAAACCACTTGTAACACTTGAATCAGTTTTAATCCAACTTGCATCATTAAAATCTTCTGAATAAGTAACTAAATTAGTCCTCTGTGGTTCTAAAATATGATGTGGACATCCTTTTACAACACCATCAATCATTTGATAGTTTAATCTTGAAACACCACTTGCAACTGTTTCTATTAGTCCTTGTGCGTTTATTCTTGTTGCCGAACCGCTACGAGTAAAGCTGAAATCTCCCACACCACTTGATGGTAGTACGGAGTATAAACTTGTGCCTTGTGCAGCTGGTATTAATGCTAATTTTGGTTTTGCCATTGTTTTTAGTTTTGTATGTCTTGTAATCCTATTCTGTGAATTGTATCAGCTAAACACTTACTTGCTTCTACTGTTGTTGCTCTTACTTCTTTTACTGATACGTTGTCTATTGAGCCAATGAAATCAGAATTAGCAATAATTTGTATTTTACCATTAGATGTTGATGCAGCAAAAGAATATGTAGTATAACTACCATTAGCATTAATATCTGTAATCTCTGCTCCACCAGTTCCTACTAAAGTAATTAAATTTATTTGACCACTTGAATAATTGCTTATATCAAAAGTTATTTTAAATAAATTGCCAATACCAAGAGCTAAATTAGAAACACTTTGCAAAGTAGTTTGTGATGTTTGATTACCATCGCAACTCGCTTTACCATCAGTTATACTCCAACCACTTCCCTTACTCCAATCACTATCTGTTGCAAAATCTCCATTAGTAACCAATTCATCTCCTATCTTCGTAAGATTAAACTGACCTTGTATCATTTCAGTAGATGTTCCTATTGAAGATGCAGTTTGTCTTGTATTTCCCCACCAAGTACTATCGTATATTTCGTTTGCCATCGCTATTTTTTTTCTTTTGTAAAATGATATACTTAAATAACTTTTTTACGTTCTTAGTCTTTATTTTATACTCCGTTTTCATTATAGTACCCAACCACTAAATGCAGCACTTTTTTGTGGGTGCATATCTTCGTTGTTATTTTCAAAATATTTAGGAAACTTACTAGAAGCATTAAAACTCATATAGTCTATAAAACGTCTAGTGTAAAATTCAGCACTAGATCTATGCTTTTGTACTAAAAAGTCTACCTCCTCTTTACTTACACTCTGTCCTTTCTCTGAGTTAGTCTTAAACAAACCTCCGTTTTTAACCTCAAAACTAGCAAATGGTAAATAGTCCACCATACTAAAGTGTATTAGCATAGGTTGTATATAATCATTTAATAAAGCTTGCACGTCTGCGGTTACTGTGTCAGTTAAAATCTGGTTAGAAATCTCGTCATACAAAGCCGTACCTAAATAACCCTGTACGTGCTGGAATTGCGCCAACTTAATTGACTGTATAAAAAGGTCGCTATCTACGTTTCCGTTTATTATAGTGTTTTTTACTAAGTCGGTTCTATTTATAAATAATGCTGTAGCCATATCTTTTTATTAGTTTTTTCTCCAGTAGTCATTGCTAGCACTTGCTATTTCAGCTACTTCTTTAGGGTTTGTTTCCATTCTAGCCTCGTCTCTCATACTAGGATCTAAAGCAGTAATTTTACGTATAGCCTCGTTTACAGAAATTCTCTCGTTGTTTTTTCTTAAATACGTTCTACGCTCCCAGTAATGTTTGCAGTTGACACCGCCTTTATATAACCATATATTGTAAGTGCTTGATCCTGAGGGACTTAACTCGGAGTTATCGCTGCTTTCTTTGTCTAAGTCTTCTTTACGATAAACTTTACTAGCCGAAACCATTTTCTGGCAAAAATCACGCTCTGGGTTTGTTGATCCTTTGTAAACGTATCTTACTTTTAAAATACTAGTGTCTTGCTCGCTAACTTTACTAGGTGAGCTAGAAACCACACTAGCTAAATTTAAAGACTCGTTTAAAACGTTATCATATTCATTAGCTGGTCTTGAGTCTATTAGTTCCCAGTCTTCTAGGTTTTCGTCTTCGCCTTTACTATCTAAACTTTCTAGTATAGCATTTGCTATCTCGTCTGTCAATTTCGGCTTATCTTCGCTAAAGTCTCTCTTTTGTCCTGTTTGCTCCTCTACCTCTTCTTGTGTGTTAGCGTTTTCTAAATCTATAAACTCTAAAGGCTGTAACGTCTTTATGTATAGGTTTAAGCTCATATCGTTGTACGATAGTATTTCTTCAAAGGATTTTAAAATAAGGTCTTGAAACGGTCTAATAACGGTGTTATCGAATAAAATAGAAGCCATCTTTAACTCGTCTGAGTTAGAACCTAGTCCAGTGTTGTTTTTAATTCCTAGTAGCATTGGAGAGGTTATCCTGTGACCTATAATAATTTTTTGGCTGCTCTCTTCGCTCAAGAATTGATACTGCTGGTGAGCATCTGAAAGCTGTATAGTCTCTACAGTCGCTTGCTCTTCTGCTGAATTATTAAACGCTAAAATTATACGACCAGCATTTGACGTGCCTGTGTATTTTTGATATATTTTATTTTCTATTTCTCTCTGAGTGTCCTCGTCTGGTATTCCCGAATTCATATTCATTAATAAAGACGGTGCCATACCATTAAGTAGCGAGTTGAGGTGAAAATTACTTATTTCTGACTCCATCTCTATGTACTGTGTAGCTCCTTGGTAGTCTACAGGGCTATAGTAGTAGTAACCAGACTTGTAAGGTTTTATATATAATATCTCTATAGCCTCGCTAGAAAAACCAAAAGCTGGTATTCTCTTTAAATCTTCTGAATTTCGTACGTCTGTCCAGTCTGGCGCATAATAGTACCCAGTTATGTCTCCATCTTCATTGCAGCGCTCAGCTCTAAGCGTTTCTACTGGGTAGTGTTCAACTTGTACGATTTTACTTCTATCGCTATTATAAATAACCTGTAAACTAGCTTGTCCGAATAGTTTTAAATCTATAGAAACCCTACTTAAACAGTCATCTTTAAATAGTTTTTTCATAGTAGCGTACTCGTTAGGCTTCATAGAGCTGTCTGTAGCATCTACACCTCTACCAGCAATAAGCTGAGCTATACCATTAATAGCAGCCGAGTTAGTTGGCGATCCGTTAAAAAGGTCTAAAAGGTAGCCGTAGTAGTTATCGTCTGAGCCATATTTAACCCACTCGTTGTTTTTGTCCTCTACAATTTCTGGAGACGTATAAGTATTTAAACCTACAAATTTTAAACTTCCAGCACTTGCTTTAGCTTTTTTATTTACGTTTTTCATATTATTATATAATCGTTACTATAACTATTATCTGTAGTATAAACATTCTTATTTACCGAATACTCCTCGTTTGAGTTTTGATTAATTGGCTGGTTAGTACAAAAGACTTTCTCTATAGTTTTGTTATCTATTGTTACGTCATAAAAACGTCCCTCAATCAAATTAAATACACCTGTGATTTTTATATAATCGTTCACTTTTTCTATAGTAGGTGTGTACGCTACAACTTCGTTAGTTTGATCGTCTCTAAAGTTTACCGAGCTAGTTATGTTATAGTCTCTAGGTATAAAATAAAAACTTTGAGAGTCCGTTATAGGTTTTAATACTTTCATACATATATAACGCTATTTTTAATTTTTTTGCATAAAAAAAGAGCGCATCTCTGCGCCCTCCTTTATAGCCTAAGCATATAACCTAAATATACCCTTTATTATGCTGGCTCAATCTGTGAAGCCGACTCGTTAGCAGTTACTACAGCGGCTGCCGTAAAGTAAGCTGGTAAAGGCTCTTGTGCGTTAAAAGTCAAACCAGAGAAACCACTAAGGTCTCCATAGGCTTGTCCAGTAGTAATACTACCTCCAGTAGAGTGTACCCCGTTGGTAGCTCCCATTAAAAAGTAGTTACCGTTATAATCTTCTACAAAAATTTGAGTCCTTGACTTTAGTAAGTCTTGCAGCTCAAACTGAGTAGCTTTGTCTAATTTCTTTAACGTTACCGTTAGTGTTTGGTCGTAAAAAATACTACCATTTTCTGCGGACGAGGTAACAGCTTGCTCCAAACCGTTAGAACCCTCTACATCGTATTTATATAGTGTTGGTGTACCAGCTATACTCTCTAGCTCACCTGTTGAAGCGCTTACGGTTAAATCACCTAACGTACCATAGGCTGCTACGTAAAATGCTTTAATCCCTCCTACACTACTAGTACACGGTAAACTACGTCCGATACTTAATGAATTACAGCTCATTTTTATTTTATTTTTTAAGTTAAACAAAAAAAGGGCGGTAGGCTTTTAACGGCTTACCTACCCTTTAATTTTAATATTTATTTATTATTATACTGCTAAAGTATATAGTACAATATCTTCTGACACTCCGTACTGTACTCCAGCTTGGAATCTTAAAACGATACGTACATTGTCTGAACCATCTAAGTCACTCATATCTAAAACCTTACAAGAGTTTTGAGCCATATCAGCAGCTAAAGCTGTTCCGAAAAATAAATTAGACTTCTCAGCTGCAACAATACGATTTGCTGGCATACCAGGTGCTTTAAACACTTTGATACCCTCGAAAGTTAACCCTCCGTTATCATACCACATTGTACCTCTGTTATCTACACCGTTAGCCCCTGTATTCGCTACGAAACCTCCTAAGGCTCTCACGTATGATTTAAATGCTACCGTTGGTAAATAAATATGTAAATCTTCTTTTGAATATACAGCTCCACTAATAGAATCTACCACCTTACCTAATTCTGCGATAATTGTAGAAGAGCTAAAAGAGGTTGCTGTTACGTTTGGTACGTCTACTACATTAGCATCTGCTGCCATTAAAGTAGTCAATCCGTCAAATTCTCCAGCTGTAGCGTTAACACCACCCCAGATATTTTGCTCTGTTTTCTCAGCTACTTTTGATGCTACGTGAGCTGTCAAATAGTCTGCAAAAGAGTTAGGTAAGTTTTTGTAAGCACTAGCTCCCATATCTAAAGCTAAATAGTCAGATAAGAAATCTTTTTTACATAACTGTAAATTTACTTGGAAAGGCTCTACTTCTAAAACTCTCTCCGTCAAAGTAATTTGGTCAGCTGTTACCGTAAAGTCACAAGTTGCATCTGTGATAATTCCAGTAGAGTCTAATTTTTTTACTACTTCTTTGTAAGCGATGTTTGGCTTAACTGTAATACCGCCTTTGTCAATAGTGTCTCCGCTTAATAACGCAGCCGAGATGATTTGACCAAGGTACTGTCCTTCGTACGAGGTAGTGATAGTATCTACTGACCCGTTACCTGTAATGTCTCTTAAATTTGTTTTTCTCATTTTGATAATTTTTAAAAAAAAGTTTTTATTTGTTGAATATCTTGTTAAATACTCTGTCTTTAGTTGTGTTAAAATTGTAATTTTGTCCGTATAAGTTTTGAGGCTCTGACTTCTTAACCGTAGGGTTGTGTTTCATTGGCTTGCTTGCTGGTTTTTGGCTAGACATTTTTTCTTTTTTGTCTTCTCCCTCTTCCATTTCGCTAAGCTTCTTTTTAAGCTCTTCTACTTGCTCTTTTACCTCTTCAATAATTGGCGCAATAACTTCTACTACAGACTCAATAATTGTAGCTACCTCTTCTGCTGCTGCTTCTGGTACTTCTACAGATACTTCCTCTTCTAGTTGCTCTTCTTTAGGCTCTTCTTTTGCTTCGTCTTCTTTAGCTTCGTCTTCTAAAGCTTCTTTAATTTCTGCAATCATACCCTCCTCAGCTACTACAATCATTTGACCATCGCTTGTAGTGTATTCTCCTACAGGTAAAGGGATTCTCTCGTCATCTGAAACTATAAAGACAGCTTGTCCAGCTTCCATAACCTCAGCTTCAATAACTGTAGTACCGTCTTCTAAAGTAGCTTGCGCTAAGTTTAGTTTAGCACCTAGCAAAGTTTTAATTTGCGTTAACATTTCTGTTGCTTTCATATTTATTATTTATTAATTATTAACTAAAATCTGCTAATCCAAACCTATTATTTACTTGCTCTAAAATATTTTTATATTTCTTTCTAAGTTCGCTATTTACCGACTCTGCTTGACTTAAAATACTTTTAATATCTTCATAATTAGCTACCAAGTCAGATGGGTTAATCCCTAAAGCATCCGCTTGTTCGTCTAGCTTAGTTATTCTCTCTTGCATATTTTCTGCTGCCTCTTCAAAACTATAAGCTGATCCGTTAATAACAAAATTATCTACTGCTATCGAAAGCTCCGTATTAAAATCCATTACTTTGTCTGACCACTCATCAAAAAATTCTGGAGCGTATGAAGCTTGGCTAAAAGACTGCTCTAGCCAATCGTACTCGTTGTCAATTTCTCCTACTAAATTTAAAGCTACTTTATGCTCTTTACTTAAATTTTCTTTACGCTTGTCTGCATCAAACAGTCTGCTAAATACTCTATTCTCTGTACTCATATTTATAATTTATTATATAACGTTAATACTATTTTTTTTGCATTTTTACTCTTCTACTGCCGTGATATTTCCAATACCTTGCGCCCATAGCGAACCGTCACAGCATTCTCTAGAATAGGTTTTCTCGTCTTTACAAAGGCAACCTCTACTGCCTCCTGTGGGTGTTAATTTTCTACCGCTAGGGTTGTAGTTATTTTTTCTTTTAGGTCTAGGCATTTTCTTTTATGAATTTTTGAATTTCTAATAACTTTCTAGCAGCTTTTAACTCTTCGCCTATTGGCTCGTTAGGTCTCTCTGCACGTTCAGCGAAAAAACCTTCTATACTAAAGCCCTTAATACTACCATCAACTTTAGCCATTTTCCATAGCTCCTCGTTGTTTACTTTTACAGCGCCTACCCAAGTACCTACAGGTAAATCTAAGTCGTAGATATTACTTTTGTCGTTCTCTTTGTCTTCTACTATCCAGCTCTCGACTAGACTAACTCCGTCTACCTCTTTTATATGTTCGTATGTAGCATTGTTAGAGTTGCCTCGCATTAAGTAAAGCTCACTAGCACGTTTTACAGTCTCCTTAGTAAAGTGTATATAATACTCTTCGTCTCCGTCTCTTCGATAAATCATTTTGTTAGGCACTAGTAAAGCTCCTATCAATATTTTTTTATCTTCGTCTAAAGCTTTGAATTTATACTCACGCTTGTTTTTATTTAAAGCTACCCAGTTCTCCTCTATGGCTGGATATTCTACCAAACTTATAGCATCTATTCCAGAATACTCGTCACTCTCATCTATTATTAACTCTATTATTTTCATATTTATATAACGTTATATTTTATTTTTTGGTTTTATATACTAGCTCCAGATATTGTATTTCGTTCCATCTCTTGGGCTGTAGTCACGTCTCCAGATACTACATATGCTCTCTGTGGTTCGTTTGTTTGTGTAGCTATCGCATCTGCTAACTGACTAGTACCACTAGCTCCTACCACGTTAAACGATGGAGGGCTAACGCTAGCACCACCACCGCCACCACCACCGCCACTACCTCCAGATTTTAGACCCTGTGGTTTCGGTGTTGATTTTATTTTTCTTACAGCTTGTAGACCACTAGCTAAAACTGTAGCTGTAGATACTACTCTATTGATTGTAGCTAACGGCTCTGGCAAAAGACTCTCGGACTTCCAAACCTGTGTAACACCTTGGTAAGTATTTATAGTAGCTTGTGCTATAGCGGCAGCTCTACCAGCAGCACTATTTTTACCTAAGATATTTGCTATTTGTCCAAAGGTATCAGCTACTAAAGCTAGCTTTTGGTTTTTTAAAGCTTGCTCTCTAGCTATATCTTCTTTAGCCTTTTTGTCTTCTATAGCTTTTACTTCTGCAGCTTGATTTGCTACTAGCGTAGTTGTATCTAAGCCGTACTGATTAGCCGACTCTATTAACTTAGCGTATTTATCATTTACAGATTGTATTTCTAGTTGATCTCTCTCTAGCTTGCTGTTTAAAAAGTCTTGCTCAGCTTTCGCTACAGCATCTTCGGCTACCTTTTTCTTAGCATCTTTTTCTTGTTGGAATTTATCCTCTATTTCTTTTTTTCTTTGCTGGTATCTAGTGTCAAAAGCTAGCAGTAACTCGTCATTAGCCCCTTTATCAACTAAAGCCTTTCTAGTTCTAACCCTTTCAGACTCTAAAGCTGCCAGCTCTCTTTTTTCTTTGTCTTGTATATTTTTTATTCTTAATTTCTCTAGCTCTTCGTCTAAGGCTTTTTGACTGTCTATTTTTTCTTGGTTAGACTTTTCTCTATCCTCTTTTTCTTTTAGTATAAAACCGTCTCTTTGGTTTTTAAGCTTAGTTAATCTTTTTTTGTTTGCTTCTATCTCTTCGTTAGCTGCTGCCTCGTCCTCTTTACCTCCATCAAAACCTACGAAACTAGCAGCGCCTTCTAGAAAACCTTCTGCTAAATTAGTAGCTTCGTCAATCACACCTATTTTTTCTAGTCCAGAGGTTAAGGCATCTACAGCCTTTAATAAAATAGTTACAGGTGCGGTTAAAAAACCTATAATACCCATTGCTATTTTTTGGTTTCTCTCTGCAGCTTCTTTTTGACTTCTTTTTAAATCTTCTTGCGCCTCTATCTGTAACTCTAAGTTTTTTATAGTTTCATTAGTTTGGTCTTTTTTTAATTTTAGTATATCCTTTTCAGATTTGCCTTGTAACTTTAAGGTATTCTCAGTCATACCTATAGCCTCGAATTGCTCTTGACTCGCTGCTGTTAGTTTCTCTTGGTTTTTTACTAAGTTTTTTTGCTCTTCACTTACACCGCTAACTAATTCTTTTATATCGTCCCAGTAAGCTACAATTAAACCTAAAGCAATAACTATCGCTCCAATACCTGTAGTAAGTATAGCTGTCTTTAAACCCTTAAAACCATTAGCTAAACTTTTAACAGCGGTTAAACCTCCTTTAGCACTATTTTTAAAATCTCTAAACTGACTAACTGCGCCACCTGTAAGCTGATCTAATACTTTTAAACCCTCTCTGTTTTTATCTAAAGAGTTATTAAAGTCGTTTAAACTTTTAGTTACGTCTTTTATAGCCTTTCCAGCGTTTTTAGCTTTTACCTCTATTTCAACTCCAATTTTTTCTATAGCCATTTTATCTCGTTTTTAAGTTTTTCGTAACCGTCTTTAAAATTTGTAGGTAGCTTGTTTTTACCTTGAGCTATTTTTATTCTCTCTGTTTCTCCGTTAGCTTTTTTAAGCATTTGCAATATTGAGTTAAGCATATTATAAGTCGTTTAATAGTTCTATCTCAGATTTGCCAGTCTGAAAGTTAGTTGTTATAGAATTTATTTTATATTGATGGTCTCCAATTATAAATCTATCCGCAAGTGTATAATTTAACAATATCTTCATCGGTAAATAAGCGCTTACTTTTGTGATTCTGTTTTTTGGATTGAATACGCTTGTTATATAGTTTTTATAAAACACTTCAAATAAAGTATCTGTAAAATCATTTAAACCAGTATATTCATTTACTTCTGCATAAAAGTTTATGTTTTGTGTTC